GAAAGATTCAAAGTCATTTGAAGCAGCTGCAGCTCTTAACTTTGATGCTGACATACCAGATACATCATCAGCATCAGGATCTCTTTCTCCTGCAGAGATTACATTGATACTTTGGAAATCATAGAGTTTTCCATTGTAAGTATTTGTTAGTTTCTCAAACTCTGGAAGACGATCAGATCCTACAACAACATTAACTCCAGTATATCCTTGCTCATGAGCAGACTTCAGAACATCAAAGATTGACTTTGCATTTGCATCATTCTGAATATGTTCTGCATGATCTGGGAACATCTGTTTCATAAATCCAATCTTAGTATCAGGATCCAATGGATTCTTCTTAGGATCATGAGATCTAGATGGATAGATTACATAGTCACCATCCTTGGCGACATTAGCAACTTTCTTCAATAGTTTCTCATGCCCTGCAGTTGGAGGATTAAATCTACCAAATGCAATTGTAAGAGTTCCCAAATCTTTTGGTTGTTCCTGTTCTGCAGCTTGGCGCTCTTGTTCTGCGGCTGCAGACTGTTGTGCAAGTGCATTGAGTTGCCCTTGAGGATCAATTTGCGGTGAAGCTTGTTGTTGAGTCCCTGCACCTTGCCCAAATATCTTCAGTTGCCCTTTGACTGTTTTTGCTATCAGTCTACCTTTCTTATCATACCAGTCGCCGTGGCCATTCCCCTGGAGCCCCATCTGTTTGGCTCTGGTTGATGCAGACGTTTCAGCTTCCGAAAGAAATTGTAAAAATCTTTTCATCCTTTATCCCAATTTTTTGCGGCGGTAAAATTAGCCCTACTAAACTCCAGACGATCTACAAGTTTTAGAGCTCTTCCAGATTTGATTGCGACAAATCCTTCAGGAGCAGTTACACGATAACCATCTTCTGTCTTAAGGAAAGTTCCAAAAGTATTTACAGATGATAATTTCTTAATCACAAAGTCTTTAGCCTTAAGTAGATTAAAGTATGAAGCAATTGTATAGTAAATGGAAGATCTATTTGTTTGAATAAATTTCAAACCATCTAGTTTAATCTTATTATATTTATCTTGTGTTGCTTTTGTCTTTTTAGATGCAATTTCTTTATCTACAAGTTGCGAAAAATATGCAGCAAAATTTGCAATCGTGTCATTAACTGATCCAAACTTTGCACCAGAACGAATATAAGAGTTGAAGAACTGTTTAAATATTGCGTTCATTGAAAACTTATCTTGAGTATTTAAAACATTCAAAAATTTTGAAGCTTGTTTTAAAGATCCCTCTGCACTATTCACAAGAAGATTATATGTATTTTTTTCTTGTTCAGTAAAGTTTGCAGCACCACTTGCATTGGAAAACTCAGCAGATGCAACAAATACATCCTTGTTTCCAGACACACTGGCTCCAAAACTAGCCACCATTGTTCCTAAAGATGAACCAGTGTAGGTTGTATGAAATACAATACCCATCTTAGCTTCGGTTACTCTTTTACCAATATCAGAATTTTTAGAAACTGCATAAGTAATTGTATTGGGAGTAAAGTGATAGACTTCTTTACCGTTAATTACACCAAGATACTTATCGTTAGTGAATAGAAGATCCCCCTGAACAACTCCACGAATACCCAAACGGGAAAGATATCGATAGGAAGTTTTGAGTTTCTCATTCAGTCCTCCAGCAGAATACAAAGAATCTACATCAGCTTCTGAATAACAAACTTTGGGATTAAGTTTATTGAAGACGGATTTAGTTCCAACAAAGAACTTACCATTCTCAGGATCTGTGCCACAAATTACTGCAGGAGCACCATCCCACTTGGTAGTGATTCTCATTCCAGAATCACCCTGCGACAACATCTTACCAAGGGATCGAAGAAATGCAATGGCGTCACGCCCACCCTGAGTTCCATTGTTCAGGATGTCGTCTTCCAGGTGTTCCAGGTGAGTGTTTTTCATGGTTGTATTTTACAGGTTTAAATCTGAGAAGTCAATCATGCGTATGCCGCTTTACCAGCCTCCACATAGAATTTTAATTCTTTAATATCAAACTCTCCATTTATCACTCCAGATCTATTTTTAAATCTCAATTGAAATAGTTCTTTATTTCCTGGACTTAAAAGAAATTTTATATTATCTCCTGAAGGAGATATGAAAACTGCATCCGTATTTTTTTCCAATTCGTTAATATGATCAACTGTGATTTCCTTAACCTTAGATTTATCAATATCCACCACATCAGCCAAATCAGAACCAAAAGTAACATCCCTAAAAAGTTGAAAAGAAGCTGACTTTATTTGTGGAGAAGAATTTAAATTGATAAGTCCATTTTTTATATCAGTATATAATTCTTTAATTGTTTTTACCTTTAGTTGTTTTTCTTTTGGAGTTCTTGCTTGAGCAAGAGTTTCCCCCAATATTTTTCTATAAGTTTCTTCTTTGTTAATTTGAATTCCAAATCTACTTAGTATATCCATCATTCCATTGAAAGGACTTAAATTTGCTAAAGTTTTACTTCCAGACTTCATCGAAAAATTCAATCTTTCATTCATCTGAATTTGCCCATTCATTTTAACTTCAACATCAAGATCACCTTTTATTTCTCCACCACTTGATTCTCCAGCTATTCCATCAGCAGTAATAATGATATCAACCTTATCGCTTTTATTATTTTTCAAATAACTATCTTTAACCTTTTGAATTTTTGCCCTATAATATGTTTTAGTATATGCAATTAGTGTATCTATTTTTTGACTAATATTTCCAACATCAGAACCACTTTCCATTAACACTTCAAAGTTTGGGCCAAAAGCTGTTTGAGTTGATTGATATTTCAATCTTACATTTAGAAAAACTTGAATATTATCTTTTGGGCTTCCATCAGTAAACTTTCTAATTAAAGTTGAATACCTTCCAGTATTAAACATTGATGGTTCAATTCTAGTTCTGACAGTATTAAGCCTTGCTTTACTCACATCTCCATATGCAAATAGTTCAGCTAAAGCAATTGCAAAAATACCCTCCATTACGTCGCCTTCGTTTAATTTTGCCATAAAAAACCCTTTTCTAATATTTAGAAAAGGGTGATTATCATTCTTCGGTTAAGATACTTTTTTCAAGTTTTTCATCCAGTTCTTTCATAAGTTCTCGAAGTCTTACGATTCTTTCTGGAGCAAAGTCTTGACTATAACCTTGTGTAGCGGTGTCTAGAACTAACAGAAGTTCAATGGCAGTTCTTGTTTCCAACTGCAGTTTAATTTCTTTTTTACTCATCGATCATCAGAAGCACGGTTTTCAGAAAAATAAACATCAAAGGCACCTTCAGGATACCTCTTCATCAGTTTGTTTACATTGCGAAGAACAACATCATCGAACTTGACATCGAGTGCAATACAAACTTGTGCAACATACCAGAGAATATCACCAAGTTCAATTTGAAGATGTTCAATGTTATCTTGATTCCACGGTTTACCTTGGAAAATAATCTTCTTTACGATCTCCATAAACTCTCCACCTTCGGCACTAATACCGACAGCAGCAGTCAGAAGACGTTGAATGTCGCAACCTTGAGATTGAAGCCCATTGATTCGTTGAGTAAATGCAACAGCATCTTTTGATTCTTTACTTGTTACAGTATCAACAAATTCAACATATCGAGAAAAGTCAACATGCGTAGTAATATCCATTAAAATTTAAATCCTTCAAACGACTTTTTAGGTTTATCAGAGTAATTATACTCCTCTTCTTGCCCACTGTCAATGATATCATACTGAGCAGACTGATCGACATCAAACAGTTTCATCTTTGCACGATCAATTCCAATCACAAATCTCTTATTCATAGTTGGATCATTATATCGATTCTTCAGTTGTTTCACCATAATTTGCCCCAGATTTTCCAGTTCTTCAGAACTAATCAGAGCAAACATAAGATCAGCAGTGGCAGGCAAACCAAAGGATTCAGAAGTATCAGTAAGTTCAACATCAGAGTTACCATAACCAGAACGAGTAGTTTGAGTAGCACTGACGATGGGAACGTTGTATTCAACAGCCAATCCTCTAAGTTCTTCAGCAATTGCCTTAACATAAGTGTAAGAGTTTACTGCCGTTCCCTTGTATCTAGAAGATGCACAGATATTAAGATAGTCGATAAAGATAATATCTGGGGAAAAGGATTTCTTAAGTGATAACTCGTTAAGAAGAGACTTAAAGTGCCCAGCATGAGCAGAAGCAGTGGGATACTCTTTGATGAGAAGTTTACCTTGAGTTTTCTTAGATAATTTTTGAATCCGATTCTCATAATTATCTTCTGAAATATTAGGGAGATCTTGAACGTTTACATTCAATAAGTTTGCATCAATTCGTTCAGCAATTTTTTCTTCTGCCATTTCAAGCGTAATGTACAAAACGTTCCGCCCTTGGAGCAAGACGGAGCTAGCCACATGGCACATGAATAGAGATTTCCCGACACCCGTACCAGCAAGAGCGATGTTGAGAGTTTTGTTAGGGAGCCCACCTTTCGTGATTTTGTTAAAAAATTCAAGATCAAAGGGAATCTTTTCTTCTGTTCTGTGATAAAAGTCATATCGTTCTTTGTAGTCTTCAATGTAATCGTGCCCGATGTGATGATCAAAACTAACTCCAAGTGCTTCACTTAGAATACTTGGAATCGCATCACGGTTCTTTTTATTATCTTTATCATCTACGAGTTGAACTGATTCCATGAGTGCCAAGTAAATGGCACGATCACGACACCACTTCTCGGTGGTATTTACCAACCACTCATAGTTCGATTCATTATCTTCAAGAGAAGTCACAATCTGATTTGAGTCTTTCAGATCAGAATCAGAAAGATCATTACGATTGTCTAGTTCAATAGTAACAACTTCCTTTGTTGGCATGTTTCCATACTTCACAACAAACTTGGCAATCTCATCAAAGATCACCCGTTCTTTTTTGTCATTGAAATATTCTGGTTTTAGAAATGGAAGAACTTTCCTACAATACTTCTCGTTGTAAATTAGATTCGATAGGATTGTAGTTTCAATTCGTTCCATAAGAGAATTTAGATCGTGCGATTTCTTCTAGTTGTGACATTATATCATCAGTGAAGTATTCTTCGGGGTTCTTCAAAATTTCTTTACCATAGATTTTCTTACCATTAATCTCATATCTACCAGCGACATTCTTCCACATACCACCAGACTCACCAAGTTCAAGAAGCCCATAATATCGATCAAGGCCCCTTTCATCGTAGTAAAGTCGAACTTCAACTTCTTGATTTTCTTTACTTAAACGAGACTTAATACTCTTTGCCTTGATAATATTTCCAACTACTTCCGTTCCATCTTTCTCTTTCTTTTTGCTGAGATAGATGATCGTAGAGGCTGCGTACTTGAGTCCAGAACCTCCGCCCATTTCTTTCATTGGAACATAAGAACCAATTACATCATAGGTATGATTTGTCACAATCATCGGGATGTTTGCCTGCCCAAGTTTCAAAGTTAACATTCTAAATGCACCCTTGATCAGTTGTGATTTAGTCATGTCACGAACTTCTTTATCATTCAGAGCATCATTGATCTCTTTACTGGTGGAAAGCATACCCAGAGAATCCAAGACAAACATGCAAGGGTTGCGTTCACCTTCTGGTTTTTTCATGTAAAGATCTACTGCTTTAAGTGCCTTTCCACGAAACTCTTCTACGGTGACAACATTAACCACGACAAGACGAGTTGTGTCGATGCCTCTTGACTCCAGGAGGGATTTTGTAATGGCAGCCTCAGTATCAAAGTAGAGACAATAACCATTGGGGTTATTATCAAGAAAATTCTTAACCACAGCGAGAGAGAAGAAAGTTTTTCCAGTAGAAGACTCTCCAGCAATAGCAGTAATTTTATTGCCAGATACACCACCAAATATGCTGCCTGAAACCAGTGCATTAAAGATGTAAGAACCCGTGTCAACATAAGTCTCAGTCTCATCAATGTCTGAAGCGAGTTGAGTATACTCACCTCCAATCTCTTTTACAATATCCTTTAAAAAATCCATCAGTAAATCTCCCAATATAGACTATGATCATACCACTTTTTGAGTGGTTTTGCAAACTAATTATGAAAAGAAATCCTCCAAAGTTCCTCGTTTCTCAGACTTCCAACCAATACAGTCTAGAATTGATTTGACTGGTTCTAGAAATGACTTCTCAAATTGTAAGTCATAATCCACATAAGTTGCAATATTAAGTTCTCTAGGAAAATCTTGAATGAAAGAAATTACATTTTGTTGAATTGGATTTGGTTTTTTGAGATAACAGAACTTAATCTTTTCTCCATTGCTGATAGATGCATATTTACCAGTTAACTTCTTCTCTTTAATATAATGATTGAAGAGAATTGCACCACGAACATGAATTGGAGTGCCTTTCAAATACAAAGTTGCAGATGATTTCCACTTTGCAATATCATTTACTGATCGAGGAAATGATATTTCTTCTGGAGGAAGTTTCTTGAATTCTGATCTGAACTTGTCAATGAAGTTAATGACATCATCTTCAGATCCACTCATCATTAGATTAAGTGCTTCTTTAATTTTCTTACGACAAGGGGCAGGAGTTGAAGTTTTGATTGCTTCAATACCCATCATCTTCAGTTTAGGTTCTGCATAACGAACACCTTCACTATCCCAAACATTCAGAATGTATCGTTTCTTGGCAGTCCAAATTCCACGATTCGCAATGTTCTCTCGTTTCATCTGCATCTTCTGTCGATATGCATTTACATATTCCGCCAGTTCTTGGTAGCAACTTTCAATATAAGGTTCAAGTTCCACATTACACAGTTTATCAAGGAACGAGACAACTTTATCATCAGTTTTCTCTCTTCCCTTGTATACAGTTTCAACCAAAGGGCCCATGTTAAGATAGATAGAATCAGTATCAGAAGCAATAACATAATCTACCTCACTAGTTTTTAGAATTTTGTTCAAATAGGTATTCATTTTATTTTCAATCCACCGAATTGCAACCTGGCCAGATAAGGTGATTGCTTCAGCATTTGCAAGTTTATAGTAACGGAAGTATTGATTTCCAATCGCACCATAAGCTGAGTTCAATTGGATCTTTCTAGCCAACTGAATGTTGTTACAACGAGCAATCTCCTTTTCTAATTCTTTACTTGGAGTCTTCTCATATTGTTGTTTTGCAACAATCATCTTTTTTTTGTAGATGGTTCGTTCATCATAGATTTTACCCATCAACTTAGGAAGAAAACCTTCGAAGTCTTTTCGGAACATTGCACCGTTGGCACAAACTGCATAATCAGAATACATCTGAAAATCAATTTGTTTATTTAAAATTTTATCTACACTAACCGATGGATGTTTTTCATCCATCAGAGTCTCAGGACTTACGTTAAATTGCATAATCAAATGTGGATAGAGGCTGTTTAAATCGAAGTTCACAACCCAATCATACATACCAGGAACAGGTTCTTTTACATAAGCACCTGCATACTTCTCATCCTTCTTGGAATTCTCTTTGGGAGGAATGACAATGTTTTGTTTCTTCAAATAGTTGTAGATAATCGTATCCCACATACGAACCTGATAGAACACATCGGTGAAGTTTACTTTAGCGTCAAAAGCCATTGTGATGGCAAGTTCAACCAACTTCATTTTATCCTCCAACATGTCAACGATTTGCACGTCTTGAATGTTGTATTCAACAAATTTTTGCCAATCGTTTGTATAGAAGTCTTTGAAAGTTTCAAACTCAGAGTGATCGAGTTTTCTCTGCCCAAGTTCAACTTCACCGATATAATCTAGTTTGTATGATTCTCTGTTTGTGTATGTAAACCTCTTATAGAGATCAAGATAATCCAAGATAGTGATACCACCAATATCATAAACAGTATGAGTTCTACCAGCAATAGTAATCTCTTCCTTGGTTACAAGTTTCCAAGGGGAAAGGGACTTCTCATACCTAGATCCAAGAACACGGTTCAATCTACCAGCAAGATATGGAATATCATAGAAAGAACAGTTCCAACCAGTGATAACTTCTGGGGTATTATTTTCCCAATAATAGAGGAACTTACGAAGAAGTTCCTCTTCACCTGCACAGTGAATATAAGTAACATTCTCTTGAGTGTTCTTGAAGGGTTTAACTCCCCAAGTAACAATATCTTTAGACGAATAATCTTGCAGAGTGATTGTCAGCATCTCTTCTGCACATTCTTCTACTTTGGGGAATCCATTTTCAGAAGCAACCTCAATATCAATCGTCACAAGTTTGATCTTTTTAATGTCAAACTTGATTTCATTCTCAGGATATTTGTCAGAAATATACTGATAGACATATCGATTGTTACCATAGATTGAGAAGTTTTCTACATTCTCATACTTTTTATAAAACTCACGACAATCCCTAACCGTTCCAGGTTTGATCGGATCTACATAGATTCCATCCAGAGTTCTGTAGTTTGTCTTGTTTTTAGAAGGCACAAAAAGAGTCGGAGAAAATTTCTCACGATCAATGAAGTGTTCCCCATCTTCATATCCACGAACGAGAAATTCATCCCCGACAAGTTGAACGTTAGTGTAAAAGCGCAAAGTTTACTCCGTAATTTTCAAATACTCATCCAAAATAGATCCTTTCGGATTTACTATTGTAACAATATAATCCGAGAAAATCATCATCTCGTTATCATTTGTAAACTTACACCAAGGTGTCATGTTTCCTTCTTCATCCAGAAGATGTGGATTAACTAATTTACAATTTGGCATGTTGAGTTCATACTCAACTTCAATTTCTTCAATCTGAGTCACTAACCACTTCTGGTTCTTCAATAACAGACACTTGATCGTCTTCTCCATCTTCATCCTCCTCAATTTCTTTAATACGATTTAAATACGAATCCATTACAGTATCAACTGGTTCATAGAAAGTCACAACCCAGTCAGCAAAAACTAGGATTCTTTTTTCTTTGGAAAGTGTTAACCAAGGAAAGAATCTGATTTTTACTCGATGACGACTCTCATCACCAGCAACAGTTTGATACTTTTCTAACTTAAGAACATAAGGATCATTAAAGTAGTATCCAATGAACTGATCATCCTTATAAACTTCTTTAAAATCAGAGATTACCTCTTCTCCCGATTTTAACAATGCTACTTTGATACTCATAATTTTCTAATGATAAACTCTTATCTTGAATTGATGTTGTGTAATCAGATAGTTTTTTAAGATATCCATTATTTCTAAGTTCTTTAAATACTAGGTTCTCAATTGAGAACTCTCCACCTTTGCGAATTGCAGCGGATCGCATATTACGAAGTTTCTCTTTAAGTTTTTTAAACTCAGAAACATCATCAGACTTATTAGAAATAAGGAAATCAATTTTCCTCATCATATCACGGGTTTTGGATTTTAGCAAGTCTCTATCAATCTCTTTATTGAGTCTTTGAGGAACCACTAACCACTTATCTTTCTTCACAGAATAGACACCCTGATTTGATGGACGAGGAGTTCCCTCCTCTTCGGCATATAATTCTACATCATGCCCATAGATTGTGATGTCATGAGTCAAAGCCCATAACTGTTTTTTATCCTTTAAGTAATCATCCAGAAGATCTGGGCAATCTGGAAGTGCATTCTTATCTATAACTAGATGCAAATCAACATCAGAAAACTCAGTGTAATTGTAATTTGCATTACCACCCACAAAGATCATATCCTTGATTGCACTATTGGGAATGTTGGCAAACTTAGCCCATTCTTGCCCAATACGAATTAACCTAACCTTAACCTCAGACTTGAGTTTGTTATTTATCCAAAATTTGGGATTAAGATTCTGATGATATTTGAAAGTGAGTTTCTTATCTACAAACTCTTCAAGATTCATCGTGTTGCTGTTGGTGGTTTTGGAGCTGGTTTTGGAGTTGCAGACTTAGATGCATTAGGATTGTCTAATAAAGATTGATTTCCAGAACCCTTTCCTAAGTCTTTTGCAAGGGTTGGACTTTGTACTGAAGGTGTCATAGACATTTTGGATCTCATGTCCTTCATGAGTGGATTATCTGTTTGTGAAGTTCCACGAATTCTGGCTTTTTCATCTGCAGCAGCTGCAAGTTTTGTATTTGCTGCTCTCCATTGATCCATTGCAGATCCTGCAGGTTTTGCAGCAGGTGCAGCACTTGGAGCAACTTTAGCTGCACCAGGAGAAGTAACTGTTAAACCCAAGTTTGGAGCCCCTGCAGGAAGAGGGCGAGCTACTGGAGCAGGGCGATTAGATCCAGTAGATGCACCTGCATTACCACCACCAACTCCAGTTGAAACTCCCTGTGGATATTGAGTTACTTGTCTTGCGTTTGGTGGCAAAGAACCAATTTGTGGTTTAGTAGAACCTGGAACTGGAGCAGCACCTCTTCTAGCACCCTGACTTACAGGTGAAGTATATACATTTTGATTAGATCCCGCTACTTTTCCACGTTGAGAAGTAACACTGGAAGTAGGAGAACCCTGTGATGCAACTGGAGCAGCACCTCTTCTAGCACCCTGACTTACAGGTGGAGTATATACATTTGGATTGGAACCAGTTCTTCTACCCTGTTCATCGAGAACTTCTTCCTCAATATAAACATCATTATAATATGATTCAACTAAATCTCTAATTTCCGACATTTGAATTACTTAGTTTTCTTCTATTTATAAAAATAGGAGGGTTTCCCCTCCCACAATTTATTCTGTTAGAAGTTGTTGTTCTCCAGTAACTCCACCAATTGAATATACCTTTTTCTTTTGATGTTCTGGAACTACCTTAATAAGTTTCACTACCAAGAGCCCATTGTCATAAGAAACATCTCGAACTTCAACATCATCAGAAAGATTGCGACTCCAAGTAAATGCTCTTTTTGCTAAACCTTTATGAAGATAAGTTTCTTCACCAGTTTCTGATTTCTTGGAAGCAATCGTTAGAATATTTCTTTCCGTTGAAACTTCAATATCTTCTGGTTTATAGCCAGCAAGAGCAAACTCAAGTCGGAATTCAGTTTCACTTTCCTTTACATAATTGTATGGAGGATAACATGATTGTGGTTCTTGCAGGGTTGCAAATCTACGAACCCATTCATCCATACCGATGCCCCATCTGGTAGCATCATTGAGAAGACGATCAATGTCGTTGATTGAATATTTTACAGTTGTATGCATTTTAGTTCTCCTTAAAAAGCGAGATGAATAGTGTCAAACCCGAAGCATTTGACATTATTATTTAACCATAAAAATAAAAAAGAGGATAGGGTAGAACCCGATCCTCTTTTAGGTATGTTCCGAACTCGTAGAGACGCACGAAAGTCGCTACGTTCTATTTATTCCTCATCAACCTTTTTCTTCTTACCAATGTTATATTTCGTTTCAAGTAACCACTCGTTCTTCTCTTTAAAAGCAAGAACTTTGATTTGATTCAGAGGAGCAAGATCATTAATCTTTTCAACATCAGGAACTTTTACAAGCCCCCAATCTGCAACCAGTTGAATAATACGGTTGCGTCTCTGAACATCATTCACAGTCAGATTTGCATACTTACCATCAAGGGCAAATAGTTC